AATTTATTTTAAATACGAGGAATAAATGGCACTTAGTTTTAAACAAACAAAAGGTAAAGCTGTTACAAATAAAGTAGAAACCTACGAATATAAAGATGGCGAAAATACAGTAAGATTAATTGGTGGAATTTTACCGCGCTACATCTACTGGGTTAAAGGCACAAATAATAAAGATATTCCTATCGAGTGCTTGGCTTTTAACCGTGATAAAGAAAAATTCGACAATCTAGAAAAAGATCATGTACCCGATTACTATCCTGATTTAAAATGCAGCTGGAGTTACTCTATTAATTGCATTGATCCTAAAGATGGAAAGGTAAAGGCATTAAATCTTAAAAAGAAATTATTTGAACAAATTCTTACAGCCGCTGAAGATCTTGGTGATCCAACCGATTATGACACAGGCTGGGATGTGGTGTTTAAACGTACAAAAACTGGACCGCTTGCGTTCAATGTAGAGTATACACTACAAGTTTTGCGTTGCAAACCAAAGAAATTAAGTGCCGAAGATAGAGCGCTTGCAGATAGTGCTCAACCTATTGACGAAAAGTTTCCTAGACCTACTGCCGAGGAAGTAAAAGCATTACTAGAAAAGATCAATAGTCACGAAGAGGAATCTGGAGATGACTTAGATCAAAGTCAGGCAGAAGCAATTAAAGAATTAGGTTAATATTAATAGGCTCAGGTCAAACTGAGCCTATAACTTTTAGGAAACTCTAATGCAAGTACTGTTTACAGCCGACATACATATAAAATTAGGTCAAAAAAATGTCCCTATAGATTGGGCTAAAAATAGGTATAACCTATTGTGGGAACAATTAGCTACCCAACAAGCAAAAGCAGATTTGTTTGTAATCGGCGGAGACGTATTTGACAAATTACCCAGTATGGAGGAGTTAGAAGTATATTTTGATTTAGTAGCAAATTGTAATATTCCAACATTTATATATAGTGGAAATCATGAAGCAGTTAAAAAGTCGACTACATTCATGACTAATCTTGCAAAAGCTACTAATAAAATGAATCGTAAAGTAATTATTATAGATGATTACTATAGTGATTACGGTATTGAATTTGTGCCTTACAACAAGTTAAAAGATTTTGAAGATAACAATCCGTGGCCAGAAGGTGGTCAAATACTCTGTACACACGTTCGCGGTGCTATTCCACCACATGTAACACCAGAAGTCAATCTAGAAATATTTAAAGACTGGGATGTAGTACTAGCTGGTGATCTACACAGTTATGAAAACTGTCAGCTAAATATACTATATCCAGGCAGTCCAGTTACTACAAGTTTTCATCGTCAGACTGTTGATACAGGTGTTATTTTATTAGATACTGAAACGCTAGAGCACAAGTGGCTAAAATTGGAATTGCCGCAGTTAATAAGAAAAACTGTAGGTGTAGATGACCCTAAACCGCCAACCGATTATCACCATACAATTTATCAAGTTGAGGGTGATATGCAAGAACTAGGTCAATTAGAAGATAGTGATCTAATTGATCGTAAAATTATTAAACGCACCAGTGATGTAGAACTAATGTTAAGTAATGACATGACTCTAGTTCAGGAAGTCAAAGAATATTTACAGTATATACTTAACTTACCAGAAGATGTTATTGAACGTGCTACAAACGAACTACAAAATCATCTAGATAAGATAGAACATGATTAGTACTGACTATCACCCAAATTTTTATTATGTAGCTAGAATATTAGCTGAACGTAAACATGGTTCGCAAAATAGCTGGGCGCTAGAGTTTGATAATGCCGTAGAAATTATATTGCTAATAGAGCAATTGGGCTTTTTAAACAAGAAGAAGTTTTGGAAAAATGATAACAATTAAAGAACTACGTTGGAGTAACTGCTTTAGTTATGGTCCAAACAATACTATTAATTTTATACGTAGTCCTTTAACGCAATTAGTTGGCAAAAATGGTCATGGAAAAAGTAGTATAGCACTTATACTTGAAGAAGTACTATTTAATAAAAACAGTAAGTCTATTAAAAAAGCAGATATATTAAATAGATATGTCAAGGATAAAAGCTACAGTATTGAGCTAGATCTAGAGCGTGACGGCAATCAATATACTATTAAATGCGTTAGAGGTACACAACAAACAGTAAAATTATTTAAAGATGGTCAAGATATTAGCGCACACACAGCCACACAAACCTATAAAATTATAGAAGATATTATAGGCATAGATCACAAAAGTTTTACCCAAATTGTATATCAAAGCAGTGCAGCTAGTTTAGAGTTTTTAACAAGTGCGGATACTGCTCGTAAAAAGTTTTTAATAGAAATATTAAATCTTACAAAATATACTCGTGCTAGTGAAGTATTTAAGGAAATATCACTAGAACTTGGTAAAGAGATGGGTGAGGCACAAGCTAAAATTACTACTATTAATAACTGGTTAAACAAATATCAAAAAGCTGATTTGCGACCTAAACAACTAGAAGTTGTAGAAGAGTTAGATACAACTATACAACAACAAATAGTACATCTACAAAATGAACTAGCTAATATAGATAAAACTAACCGTAAAATAGTACAAAATAATACTTATAAAAAACAATTAAATAGTATAGATATAACAGCTTCAACTCCAGATAAGGTTGACCTGGCTCAAGTAAAACAAATGCAACAGCAGCAAGCTGAGCACATGAAAACTGTTAAAGATGGTGAAGCGTTTGTTAAAAAGTTAAATAGCCTACACGGAGTTTGCCCAACTTGTTTTAGTAACATTGATGAAGCAAAAGTACAAGAGCTAATATTAGAAAAAACTGATGAAGTTGAGTCGGCTAGAGCTAGTGCGGCAGCACTACTAGTTAATTATACAGAGCTAGAACAGCAGGACAAATTATATCAGAAAAGCATAGCGCAACAACAAGAGTGGGAAAAACTACAACTATTAGTTGATACTACATTACCTGAAAGAACTTTGGTAAAAGATGAGTTACAAAATCAATATACTGAATTGGCTAAATCTTTACAAGAAACTCAACGAAGGATTAAACAAGCCCAAGAACACAATATAACAGTACAGCAACATAATAGTCGTGTTGAAACTATAAAACAACAAATGGTTGAAATACATGAAGAATTAGAGGAGCATAGCCATCAGCTTAATCTAATGAACGAACGTATGAGTATACTACAAGTACTAACAAAAACATTTAGTACTACTGGACTAGTTGCATATAAGATAGAGTGTTTAGTTAAAGACCTAGAAGCAATAACAAATAATTACTTGGTTGACTTAAGTGATGGCAGATTTCAAATAGGTTTTAAAGTAAATAGTAGCGATAAGCTAAACGTAATCATTACTGATAACGGTCGCGATATAGATATAAGTGCTCTTAGTGGCGGGGAACGTGCTAGGGTAAATGTTGCTACATTATTAGCAATTAGAAAACTGATGCAAACACTTAGTAGTAGTCGTATTAATTTACTTATCCTAGACGAAACTGTGGAAACATTGGATACTGAGGGTAAGGATAAGCTAGTAGAAGTTCTACTAAGTGAAGAGCATCTAAATACTTATTTAATCAGTCACGGGTTTACACACCCACTATTAGAGAAAGTAAATGTTATCAAGCGTAATAACGTATCTCGTATTGAGGGATAGTATGACTAGAAAGCACTATGAAAAAATTATGAGTAAACGCGGCAAACAAATACAGAAAGTAGCCGATATGCTAGAAAAATTGGATTTAGCGGATCAAGATCAACAATCTAATAATTTATACATGGATAGTGCTGGCAATATTGATTGGAACAAATTAGCTAAACATGTAAAGGAAGCTACTAGTGGTAGATAGTCGTCAAAAGGGCGCACGTACTGAAACACTAGCACGTGATATGTTGCGTAAACATACTGGTTTAAATTGGGAAAGGGTACCTGGGTCAGGTGCTCTTGACCCTAAACATCAGCTTAAGGGCGATCTTTACATACCTGGTCAAAATAATAGGTTTTGTGTAGAAGTAAAAGGCTATGCAGAAGATCATATTAATAGCGGTTTATTAACACATAAAACCCCTCAATTGATAGAATGGTGGCAACAAACTGATCGTCAAGCACGTCAAGTAGATAAACTACCACTACTCATATTTAAATATGATCGCAGCAAATTATTTGTAGCAACAGTAGCATATGACCTTGATATGTTAGATAATCGTTGGCTGCTATACAGCAACGGTGGTGATTACGAGTTTTATATTATGTTGCTAGAAGATTGGCTTAACGGACCCACAATTAAATTTATAGCTTGACAGACCCCATCAACAGTGATATAATAATAGATTACACTCTAAAAATACCATGAAAACATTCAAACAATTTGAAACAACTGAAAAAACACTGATGGTAGTTGATGCGCTTAATCTTGCATTCCGCTATAAACATAGCGGAGCTAGAGATTTTGCAGAAGACTACCTACGCACTGTTGAAAGTTTAAAAAAGAGTTATAAGGCTAAGTGGGTTATCATAGCAGCAGACCAAGGATCTAGTAGCTATCGTAAAAATATTTATCCTCTTTACAAACAAAATCGTAAAGATAAGTACGATCAGCAAACTGAACAAGAACGACAAGAGTTTGAACTATTCTTTGAAGATTTTACCGCTACACTAGACTTACTTGCAGAACACTATCCAGTATTACGATTTCAAGGTGTTGAGGCAGATGATATTGCCGCGTACATAGTCAGCAAAAAACGCCGATTAGCAGTAGATGAAATTTGGTTAATGAGCAGCGATAAAGATTGGGATTTATTGATTAAACCTGGCGTAGGAAGATTTAGCTATGTTACTAGAAAAGAAATTACGTGGGATAACTGGAATGATCACTACGCATTTGAACCAGAACAATATATTTCTGTTAAGTGTCTTATGGGCGATAGTGGCGATAATGTCCCTGGTGTGCCTGGTGTTGGGCCTAAACGTG